ACAAAAATTAATTCACTCACTTTATCCGCTGTAAAAGTTTGAGCCACATCAAAAGTTTGAACCACACCAGCGCTGGTGTTCAGTGTGATGGTGCCTGAAGTGTGCAAAGTAATGGCTCTGTTGAATACAATTTCAATGTTGCTTTGTGGATTTACTTTTTGTTTGGTAGGGTCCACAGTCACAGGTAAAGAAGACACATTAAATGATGAAATAGCAAATGTGCTGTTCAATGTGAAAGTTCTGTTGCTGGCTTTGTTGATCACTGCATTGGCAGTCTGTTGATAACAATCACCATTGTTGCTGAGCACAGCACCTGCATCCACTTCAAAATAATATTGTGCGGAACCCACATATGCTCCTGACAGAGCGGCAAATGTGATCACGTTGCCAGCCACTGTGCCTGTGCTGACATTTATGGTTTGTATTAGAGAGTCATCACTGAATTTTTTAATTCTTACACTGCCTGATCCTTTAGTAATGGCCACACTGAAAGTCAAACTTACCACAGCATTGATACATTGATCCACACTGGTAGGAGTGTGTGAACTCAGTGTGGGCACTGTGCCATTGGGTGCTGTGAAAGCTGTGCCCACTTGTGAATATGGACTATCTGTGAATGCTGGTGTGTTGAAGTTCCAAGCACCTGAACCTGTGGCAGCTGTGATAGCAGGTGAAAGAAGGGCAGTTTGACCACCGCACACATTGTATTTGATTATGCCTTCATCCAACAGGATGTAAAAATCTGTTTTGAGTGCTCTGGTTGCAAATGGAAAAGCCACAGTGTTGTTGTCTATGATCAGCTGAGCGGCAGTCAAAGTTTCTACCAATACACCATTGCTTTTGTATAATTTTGCATTGCCTGTGCCTGCACTGAGTGGTCCGTGAAATGTATATCCCACAGCTGGTCCAAACACTATGAAATAACTGCCAGTGGGTCTGGCCAAATCACTTTGTTCTCCTGTGAGAGGATCTACCTGAGTGGTTCTGTCTGGTGGCAGTCGCGTATTAATGGTTAAAAATACTGGTGCCACAGGTGCCACATAGTTGGGATCATAGATGCCCAAATCCACTGGACACACACAATTGGGCACTGCCACATAGCCCTGACCATTGTAAACCAAATAGTCTCCTGGTTCAGGATTGTTAAGAATGTTTAATCCACCACCTCCACCGCCTGACACAGCCACAGTGACCACACCAGCCGCATTGGTAGCTATAACTCCAGCGCCTGTAAAATTCAACGTGTTCATTTGAGTGGTAATTGTGGTACCATCATCTTTCACTGTGATAGCAGTGGCTGCCTGTATGGCATTGGCTGTGTTTAAATTGATACCTGTGGCTTCTTGAAATAGTTCTTTCACACGAGTCCATATGCTTTTGCCTGAAACTCCTGCCAACAGATCATCCAGCAGTCCCAGCAGTGTGAACAATGTTTGTGCTGTGGCAATGGCGCCCAATGCTGATCTGATACTGGTGTTGGGATCTATGGCATCTGTGACTTGTAAAGGCACATATTCCACCAGTCCTGATGGTGTGCTGAACTGTCCCACTGTGAGGTCATTGATACCTCTGGTCTTGATAAAAAAATTGCTGGAGTTTAGTGTGTCCAATTCAAATGTGACTGTGGTGCCTGATGAATATGTGCCACCACCTGCGGGTCTCTGTGTGCCAATCTGTTGATAACTTCTGGCACTTTCTGCCAATGCCACATCTGTGGTTCTCCAAAATTCCATGGCCTCCACAATGCCTGTGGGTGCTGTGCTGGTCACAACGATTCTTGGTCTGACATCTGATTCAAATTTGGTAACCACTGGTGTGCCTGGTGTGCCAATGCTACCTATGGTTATAATTCCTGTGCTGTCACTACGCACAAATCTGCTGAGATCTGCTGTGCTGTACACAGTGGTGTCATATTCTAATGCTGTGATTTCCAAAGTGAGTGCTGAGTCTCCTTGTTTTTCAGCAATGGTGATGATTCTAAATATTTTGGCACTGAAACTAAATTGTGTATTGGTCACATCTATCAGATCACCTGCTTGTAGATTGATGTTGCTGTAATCTGTTTCAAATGTGATAATCAAATCCACTCTGCTCTGCTTTAATTCTATAAAGCCCAACAGTTGTGCCTGCACTGGTTCATTGATGTTGTCATAGGCCAAGTTTAATGTGTTGGGCAATTCATTTGAATTCTTGTCACCTGCGGGTAATTCTATTTTGACAAAGTCGCTGGCATCTCTGATATCTCTGTTGGGGAACTCCACTCTCACAGCATTGTATAAATCTTTCAATCCTGTGCCACTCACACTGATTGGACCCAAAATATTGCTGTTGTTGAATGAAGCCACTGAAGAACCAGTTCTGTTGATCACCACTCCCCACTTGCCTGTGCTCACATCATAGCTGAGCCAACTGCCTGAGGCTGAACAGATCTTTTCCAAATTCTCCATCACTGGCAGTGAGGTGTCTATCACTCCATTGATTTGATAACGATTGGTTAATGTGGCAGCACCTGCTGCCTCGTCTGTGTAAGGTACTGAAGTGGCTGCAAATGTATTGAGTGTGGTTAAACTGTCCATTATGTGGTCAAAACCTCCGCCGCATCAATGCCTGCACCATACACAGTGTTGGTGAGATAATCACGCATCACATCTCCAGGTTTGTTCATTGAATTTTGTATTTGAAATCTCATATCTCCTATGCCTGTCACATTCTTTTCTCTGTTGTAATTCACTTCTATCACCACAAATATAAGATTGGTCATGATGTGTGTGGCCAATGCCCAACCAGGCATCACTGTGTAGGCAGCTGGGTATGAGGCATTGGTGTAGCTTTCTGGTATGCTGGTGGTGCTGGAGTTGCCTGCATAACAATAAACTTTTACCAAATCTTTAAGACTGATGTCTTGATTGCCTTCTCTGTCCACTGTGTAATCCACTGTGAATCCATCTGCTTTGAATATGATTCGTTGATCATTCCAATAGATCTGTTTGAACAAGTAAGTGCTGGCTGCGCCTGTGCTCAACAGTGTGCCAGTTTTTTCTGAAATGGTCAAACAATAGGTCATTCTTTTGTTGCTGTTGCTCATCACTGCGTCTGTGATTATGCCACTCATCACAGCAGTGCCATACAGCACGGGAATCTTGTTGTCTGAAGCAGGAGGTATTTGTAATCTTATGCCTGCATCTATGTTTTGATTTTTTGGATTGTTGTCTTTGAGTGCGTTGCGTCTCAGTCTATTGATTAGATAACCCAGTATGGCAGTTTTGACCAGTGTGCCTGCTAGATTGCTGCCAAGTATTTTTTTACCAATGTCTGTGATGCCACTCAACCAACTCATCTGTCTGCTCCAAAATTATAATTGCTTTTGCTCAATGCTGGCACTCTGTCAAAACAAATGTCTGCGGCATACAGTGCTTTCTGATCTATGGGATTGGTTCTGCGACCACTCACTTTGTTTTCCAATTGCTCCACCACTGAGGTGCAGGTCATGGTAATGGTAATAGTGCCTGTGGCAGCACCCTGTTCCAAATCATCTGTGATATCAAAATTGTTGATGTACCCCACAAACTTGCCCACTGGATTGCCTGCAATGGCACTCACTAGAGCTCCTGTGTTCACATCAAATATGCCTCTGGTGATTTTCACATCACTGCCTACCAATTTGTTATTGAGTATGTCTGTGATGTTCTGTGCGGGTATGCCTGAAATGGCAATGGTCACATCTTGTGGTGATGCTCTCAAACTGGTGTTGGTGTCTGACACGCTCAACAGTTGTCCCAAACCTGTGTAGGCCACAGAGTCAATGGTCAAACTGCGATGATAGTCACTGAATGTGAGTGTGCTATAACTGGGTATCACAATCTTCACAAACAGATTGGTTTGAATGCTGTCGTATGCTGAAAGGTTAAGAGCCATTTACAGCGCCTCCACAAAAACGAAATCGCCGCTCCAACTTATCTGATCTCTGGCAAACAATGTCCAGTTGGGAAACTCCACACAAATCACAGTCCATGTGACTGCTGGTCCCACAAT